CCACGCTGAATGAGCTGGTCTCGCTCTCCGAGCTGGCTCTGAACGTGTTGCGCCACACGCAATGCTTCGTCGCGCTCGCGCTCAATCTGCTCCCGACGACGCGCTTCTTCACGACGCTCGTAGGTCAGCTTCTTGATCCGCTTCTGTACGCGCTCAGAATAGTTCTCTAGCTCGTCATCGTCCTCGTCGTCACCTTCAGCTTCCGCTTTAGGCGCCGGCTTCGGCTCGTCGTCCTCAATCTCGATCTCAAGCTCCGTCTCTTGGGGCTTAAGGCCCTTGGAGCTTTTAATCTCCTGAGGAGTGGCGAGGATATCCGCTTCTTCTTGGAAATCTTCTGCTTCGCTCATAGCTTCACAATCCCCCGTGGGTCTTCGACAACAGCTTCAACAGAGTCGTCGTTGATTAAACGGAACTCTTTACCGTGGACTTTAAAGCGGGTGCCCGAGAAGGATCGCATCATCACCCAGTCGCCTTCCTTGCAGTAGGCTCCAGAGGGGAATCGCTTTTCATCCTTATATGCATCGGGACCAACTTTGAGAACGAACCCAATAATTGAGCCAATCTCTTCGTCGTCCATAGTGGCTTTTGCTTTGACGATCCCCGATTCGAAGGTTTCATCAGGGTTTGGGAGAGCGATCAGAATCTTATAACCCTTAGGGTCAGGCAGTTGAGCTGCGTTGCGCGGCTCTTCCTGTTGTACTTCCGCCATGTTTTTACACCTGCGCGGATGCGCCCCGCGTTGCGTTAGTCTTCGTCAGACTCTTCATAATGCTTTTTGAGGGCCAAGATATGATTCTCGGCCATCGCCAAGCCATGCAGCTTGCCTACGCTGAACTTATATTCCTCGAAAGATCGAGGAGATCCATCCACCAAGGCTTGCTGGATGTCATTTTTATCATCCGTAATGCGTTTAATCAACACATCATAGACAGTTATATTAGCCATTCCCGCCCTCTAGGTCCTTCGCGATCTGCTGACCAAGCTTGGCTCCGGCGATTTTCTCGTCAGAATTGAGCTTGAGTTGTTCCAGCTCAACGTTCGCAAGCAGCTCTGCGGCCTTGAGCTTCTGATCGTTCTGGGCCTTACGCTCTTGGTAGGCGATGCGGTCACGCTCAAGCTGGGAGCGCTCTTGGGCCTTGCGGCGATCCTCTTCGATCTTCGCCATCTTGGCTTGGAATTCGCCCTGAACCTTCTGCTCCTCGATCTGCAGCTCGCGCTCACGCTGCTTGAAGATGGGATCTTCCATCTGCTCTTGGATGCGCTGTTGCTCTGCCTCGGCCTGATCCTTGCCAAGGAGCTGCTCTGCAGCAGGCGCCACGAGCTGGGATAGGCGGAACTCGATATCTTCGGGGAGCGGCTCGTTCGGGTCGGGTAGCTCCACCCCAAGCTGCTTCTCGATCTCTCGCCGGTACTGGAAGGCAACGTGTTCTGCGATGTGTGCTTCCATGGCCGCCTGAATGGACTGAGCATTCGGGGACTGGGAAACGATAGCGAGGATCTTCGGGTCCTGCGCCATGGACTGGTGGACCTTGATGTGGGCCTCGTGGTCTTGATACATGAACGCCTGAACAGGCTTGCTGTTGATGATGTTCATGTTTTCGGCCACGGGGTCTGTGGGCCGCATATCGCCCTTCATGGGAACAAGCTCATCCGCATCGGGAATCTCTAGCGCCTCAAGCATCTGGCGATGAAGCAGGGGCAGGTCGTAGAGCTGGGGTGCCTGCTGGGCCAATTGGAGGGCGGCCTGATGCTGCATGATCCGTTGCGCCATGGTCCCCGAGTTCGGGTTGGAGACCGGGACCACATCAATGCGGTCATCGAAATCTTCTGGGGAGATCTCGCCTTGGGGGTACGGGGTCGGCCCATAGTCCTTGATGACCGACACGAGCATCTTGAACTCTTGCTTCTGCGCCGCGTGGAGTCGGGCCTGTAGCGCCGTAACAACCTTCAGGGAACGCTCAAGGAGCGCCAGCGTCGTGCCGACCGGCGCTTCGCTGTTCATATCCGAGGCTTTGACATCTGCCTGAGAGGCAAAGCGGCGCCCCTCCTGAACGATATCATTAAGTAGTTGGTACAGGACCTGAGACGGCTCCTTGTACGGCAGGGGCAAGATGTTGTCCCGGATAGCGCCGGCAGGGACCGATACGTCGCGGAACTCCCCCGGGGCGATGGGGGTGTCATCCCCGTCGATACGAAGGCCTTTTGCCTTTAGGCCGCCGGGGAGGTTGGACAGGGTGCCCGCGTCAACTAGCTGGCGGATAAGAGATGTCGAAGAATCGGCCATGCCACCAATAAGGTGGATAAGACCAAAGCCGTAGAAGCCAAGACCCGGAATGTAAATGAAGTGTGCATAGTGTTGGCGACGCTTCTTCAGGGGATCGTCTTCGTACCAGTTCCGCCGGATGGACAGAACGGTGCTCGATGAATAGTCGATGGACACCACATAGGGTAGAGCGATGCCGGTGGGCTCGCCGTCGTGGGTGTCCTCAAAGCCCGGGAGGTCTAGATCAACCAGAACCTCAAGGATCGAATGCCGGTTGTCGTTATCGATCGCAATGCCGGTGATCTCGGCTTCCGTTTCCTCAATCGGCTGGAACATGGATTGCGGTTCGGGGAGATCAATGTCCCGGTAGTAGCCTGCAACCTGAAGCTTGCGAACTTCATTCTTGGTCCGCTTCTGAAGATGGGTCATCCGCTCTGCGATGCAGATATCGGACTCCGCGTTGTTCACATAGAAATCTTCAGCGGGCACAAACTTGGAGCAGGGGCGCCCGAGAATCGGGTCGAAGTAAATCTTGCGGAAGGCGCTGCCCGATAGGGGCAGGGAGAAGAGGAGTCGCTCCGTCTCCGGGCGGTACTCCGTCATCTCTTCCGTGAGGAGATAGTTCATGTAGCTACGGATGCGCGCAGCCTGTTTGTTTTTCTCCTCATCCGGTGCGCCGATTATCTTGGTTTTCACCGGACCCTGTGCGGGGAATATTTCTTGAATCGCCTGAGACTGAAAGCGCACAATGGCTTCAGCTAGCATGGGGTGGTACACGCCGCAGGCACCGTCCCATGGCTCAGAGCGGTTCTCTTTCTTGATCCCAAGAAGCTTTAAGCCATCCCGGTACGCCATCTCCCATTCCCGGCGAGAGGCACGGTCTTCCTCAAAGCCTGAGACCAGCTTGGAGGCTAATCTCTCAAGCTCTTGGTCATCGAGGTAATCCGCGAGGTTGGCATCATGGGGGGCGTCGCCGTAGTCTTCCGACCCGGGATCGAAGTCAATGACCACGCTGCCGTCGTCAAGCTCGATGGAGTCAACATCTTCACCTTCGATGTTGATCTCAATTGCCGGCTCTTCCTCTCCGGGGAGAAGGGGAGCCTCTGAGTAGACAGCGCGGTCGATAGCCATGACTTACCCTCAGCCGTTCTTGGTGAACTTGCCGCCTTTGGTTGCGGCGCCCATGCCACGGCAGGTCATTTCTTTCTGCTCCATGGGCTTGGGCTTGTACTGGGAATAGGTTGGAGCCAGTTTACCGCTCTTCATTTGGAATCTCCTTGGGAGCCAATGCTTCCTTTACTTCATCAACCTTTGCCTGATCCCCTCTGGACCAAGCAATAAGTTCCCTCAATTCATCTTCAGTGAGCTGAAGATCCCTTCCTGACTTCAATTCAAATGTGAACTTAGTCATCAGTAATATGCCGCTCTGCGAGCACGAAATGGTCCGTCGTCTTCATCACTATGCAGTTTGACAAATCCACCCTGTCTAAATCGTAGCAGGGCTTGGGTAGATGAATCCACCAAATCATCATGGTCCCCGTTGGGGAAATCGGCAAACTGCTCAATCACCTTCTCGGCCCACCGGGTGGGGGGCGCCCACACTCTCCCGGAAGCGAAGAGATCCGATACGGCGTTTACACGAGACAGCTTGTCGTTGCCCCGGGAGGGGGTGAAGTCTTGAACCGGGATGCCGGCGGAGCGCATTTCAAAGATCAAGGGCAGGCCGGATGCCTTGGCTTCAATGATGCAGATATCCGGCTCCCATGCTTTGTACTCATCCACTGCTCTCTTCTTGAGTTCCGGGAACTCCATGCGCTCATCGAAGGCATCGAGGAGGATGATGTTGGTGGAGCTTGAGCCATCCCTTTCATCTTGGAAGAAGACGCCCCATGTGGTGCAGGCTGAGGGGTCCGATCGGGTCTTCTTGGTGAAGGCGGTATCCCAAGACTGGATAATGAAATCACAGGCCGGCGGGTTGCTCTTCTCCCAAGGCTGCCACCATTCCCGTTTGATGATGGCGGCTTCTTCAGAGGTGGGCTGCTGCATGTACTGCGCCATCCACTTGGATAGGGGCAGCTCGTTCTTTAGGGCGGTGAGTTCCTTTAGGGACCAGAACTCGGGCCAGAGGGGTTTGTCTTCGTTGTCCCCGAGGAGCGCCGGGAACTCGATCACCTCCCACTCATCAGCGGTACCGCGTCGTGCGGCGTCTTCAATGATGCGCCCGGTAAGGTCCTTTTTGGACCATCGGGTCATAACAATGACGATAGCGCCCCCGGGCTGAAGACGCTGACGAGGACCGGAGGTGTACCATTCATAGGTGTGCTCAAAGACCTTCGGATCAGCCGACTGCCCCTCTTGCTCTGAATGGGGGTCGTCGATGATTAAGAGGTCGGCGCCCTTACCAGTGACGGCGCCACCAATACCAATGGCGAAGTAATCTCCACCCTTGGAGGTGTTCCACCGCCCTGCGGCTTTGGAGTCCGACCTGAGACCAACATCAGGGAAAACTTCCTGATACTCCTCCTGAGCCAAGAGGTTCCGAACCTTCCGACCAAAGCCAACTGCCAGCTCGGCAGTGTGAGAGGACTGGATGATCTTCTTCTGAGGGTACTGGCCGAGGAACCATGCAGGGAGGAGGTAGGAGGCAAACTCGCTCTTGGTGTGGCGAGGGGGCATGTTGATGATCAGGCGCTTCAGCTCACCCCGAGCAATCTTCTCAAAGGCCTCAGCCATGATCTTGTGATGGCGGCCCGCAATGAACTCAGGCCACATACGCTCAACAAAGGCAATGAAGCTGCTCTTGTAACGGTCCCGCTCAAGGGCTTGGTCATACTCATCAAGCAAATCAAGGAACTCAGCCTGCTGCTCTGCAGGTAAGCTCTTGATTTTACTGAGAACTGCTGGGGATAGTTGCTTCATGCAATAGCTCCGCCCACTTGCATAACTTAGAGACCATCCTTCCCACACTCCTTACTAAACTAAATCCTTAAGGATGATGTCTCAACAAGATGTTCTATGGAACCTTTGGACGGAGCGCTTAGTTCAAGCTGGCTCTAGCTACGGGATGCAGGTAAGATGGGACGTTCCAGTGAGGACATTCCTGCTGGTGTCCCCCCAAATCAAAAAAAATTCCTGCATCCCTGAGAACATCGTTCGATTCTAGCATAAATTTGGTCAAAAGTCCATAGCTGGAATGTGTTCTTCACAATTTGTACTAAATGTGTATGGGGGCTATGGGTCCCAAATAAAACATAGGGGGCCCTATGCAGGACCCACAATGTTTACACACTGTAATGGTGGTGAAATTAGGGTAATTGTTAGTGGGAAATCTTATGTATATGTGTACATATGTCACACACACGCACAGGGGGGTACGGGTACGCGCATGTGCCTACGCGCAGGCCCGCACCTCCGGGCCCATGCCTGCCTGATCGCGATCACGCATGGACCGGCAC